TGTCCGGCTCGTGTAGGTAAACAAATACATCTACATCTAGGGTGCACTGGGATTAGGCTCCGGGCTTTTTCCAATGTGTACACTTGTCCATTCAATGAAGCACATTCAGTACATACATGACTATCTCCAGCGGTCCTTAACTCCGCTTGTACTGCAACTCCGGCAGCTCCCCAGTTTTCATACTCTTGAATGGTGGCCACGTGGTGAGCTCTTATCACTTCTGTTCTGGCTAATATGGAAGCTCTACGTTGAGCTGGCATAAAGCGTCCTAGTGAATCAACCAAGTCCAATGTACCACCCTTACCACTAATTGTTTTATTTAATAATCGTGCTATATTGGCTTGACTCTTTCCGTCCATGAGTCCTTGGGATAATACAGTGCTAATTTGATTGCTCATAGCATCTGTAATATTCTTTAGTTGGGTATAGGCTCTTGTATATATGAGTCCTGCTCTATCTAGGTGTTGAGGTCCGTTAAATGCTGCACTTATTCCACCGGAGGTTGCTATTGAAGGGGCATCATACCCTGCTGCTATTAGCTCCGCTCTTCCTCTTTCTATTCCCTTTTGGTAAGCAGATTGTACATACATGTTGGTCCAAGCTCTATCCACACTTTGTCCTAATCTTGTACCATAGTTGGGAGCTAGTTCTAATATTTCAGCCTTTACTTGTTCATCTATCCAACCCATGAAGCCTGCTACTTTATCAGCTGAGCGTTCAAACGCAAATGCCTTGTGGACTGAAGCACTGTAATTGTCAGGACCTAATCCAAAACAATCTTGTGCTACAATAGCGTCCCTTATGAGGCCCCTGAGCTTGATGAACCTTTTATTCATCTCTCTAGCAAAGGCATTACGCAAGGTTGTGGTATGCGTTGGGTCATACATTGGTTTAGGGGAGGCCTTAGCCTTCTTGGCATATGTGTTAATGTATGTATGCTTATAACCTTTGCAGGCAGTGTATAATTTACTCATTATTGTATGGCTCTCCTTCCTTTGCTTTGTCTAACCCTTTTGACTTATTCTTTACTTGTGCCTTAGCTGTTAAGCCCTCCAGCACTCCACTGACTTCACTCAGTGTAGGGTAACTTTCTACCTTTAATGTTACTGCGTTGTCTACGGCAAATATAATCTCTACATTCTTCACCCTCTTTCCCTTTATATCAATGCCCATATTCTCTAACAATGTAAGGACAGCAGGGTCCATTGAACTCACAGGGCTATTATCTCCGCCTTTGGTGTGTAATACAGTTTGATTAACTTCTACTTTTTTGTTATCCATTTACATACCTTCCTTTGCTTTGTCTTCAACTTCTTTAGCAGTTAATTCCATGGCCAGGGCCTCTTCCTCTTGGCTTGCTGCTTCTTTCTCTTCCTCAAGTTGTGCTTCTTTTCTCATCTCCTCTATCTGGGTGATATCGTCATCACTCATATTCAAGATATATTTCAAGAATACTGATGGGGGCATTATATCCATCGCATAGGGGCTTCCGGCATATGATGCTAGGGCAGTTGCTCTAACTGCACCAACTGCTGCTTTATCTTTATCTGATGTACTCCAAAGGTCCTCCCAATCCACCATATATTTATCAACCGGGGCAGGTAATACACCATATTCAATTAATCTATCAACAAATGGTCTAACAATAATAGGTTCTGCAAATTCATCTCTACGTTGTTGTATGTTCTCTAGCCAGTTGGTGGCATCTTGGCTGGAAGCTAATTCACCACGCTCTGACCCTGTTAATATCCTTTTAGGTATCCCGGTTACTGCTGATATCATTTGTATTTGTACGTCAACATGGTTAGATGGGTCTGCAACCTGTGTAGCTAAGCTTTTAACAGAGACACCACTACTTACCAAGAACCTTCGCAAGTTATGTTCATATTCATCAAGTTGTTCCTTGAGTTTCCCTTTCTCTTCCTCTGTCATTTGGGTTTCAGGACTTACTTCACCATGGTATCCGGGTCTAGCTCCTCTCCAAAACATCTCTGCAGAACCTCCTACTAGTTTTTCAAGGTCCTTTAATCTATTGAATACCACTTCCAATCTAGGCTCTCCAGTGATACTATCAGCCATTAAGCCTTCGGCAACGTGAATTACCCTGCTATAGTGTACCACTAAGTTTTCAGTTGTATGCGTTGAAGGGGCAGTGATTGTTATCTTGTATGTTAATGGTAATCCATAGCGTTCATTAGTTATGTCCATTTCCCATGTATTTACTTTAGCGTCAAACTCTGACAAGGGCTTAACATATAACAGTTCTACACCACTGATAGACTCTACTGGGTTAATTAGCTCAGCTCTTGTCTTAGTGTCTGATAGGCCCATGAATAAAACACCGTAATGACCAAGTCCTGTCCATTTATCTAACTGTATTAACTTACCTTTGAGCTTCAATCTATCTTCTAAGGCTAACCACTCCTTTTCAAGCGGAGTCTCTTCATCATCATCTGCTTCTGTGATTATAAGGGGACCACGCCAAGTGGCACTTATAGGTTTGTTGATAATAGCCTTTGCAATATCTTGTCTTTTGTATTGAGTATAGTAATTATCAAAAGTAGGATTGTCTTCATATCCTAAGGCCTCATAAACATCTCTAGCACCATCATATTGTTTACCACGTAAAACAGTTGCCAAACCATCTTTCATACCCATAACAATACGTTGTAAAGTTTGGATGTCCTGCTCACTATTATTTACGGGTGCTGTTTCTTTTCTATCCATTATAGTATCCATCCTTTTTTACCTGCGTTCAATTTATTAAAGGCTCCTGAAGAGGCATCCACTTGGTCCTTGTAAGTTCCAAATGGAAAATACCTACATTCATCCACATATTTGTTATTCCAGTCTGCTTGTACCATCATTACATTACCATTATTCACCTGCACGCTATATGGGTCAGCTCTAAAAACTTTGTCACCTGTAGGTCTATCTGCATAGGCACTAAACCCAGTGAGGTTGGATATGGTGCTTTCAGCACTCTCTTTTCCACCGCTTCCGGGTTCTTGCTCATGCCATATGATAGTATCAACACCATCAGCCTCAGCTGTACTCCTAATGATAGCTTCACGCTTTTCACTACTCCACTGACCTCTTTTAACATCTAATATAATATACTTAGTAACACCATGTACAACTTTAAGTCTAGCCATCTTTAAACCAACTGTATAAGCTCCTGAATTAGTGGTACCTGCTTTATCCCAATATCGTATCACACCATCAAACCTTCTTGTATCTATGGTAGCAGGAAGTACTGCTGCAAATCTATCTGCTTTAAACATACCACCGCCAGGAGGTACTGGATGCTGTCCAACTTGTCCTGCGTATCCATATTGCCCTAATGTGGCTTTCATATCTTCCATAACTTTCCAATTCATTCTCTTAGGGTCTAACAAATCATCTATGTAATACTTTTCAAGCTCCGGTGGATTGAGAAACTTCTTGAACTCTCTAATCTCTCCAGGGATTGATATCAACCGCACGTTGTCTCTCTTCTTATCTAGGATATGACCTGTAGGGTCGTTCTGGTGTAATCTTTGCATTACCAGTATGGTAGGGGTTATGGCTTTGTTTACCTTCCTAGTTGATAATGTTTGCTCCATCCACCTGTTTGTACTCTTTACTTCTACTGGACTAACTGCCCTGTTAGGGTCCAACGGGTCATCCACTATTAGTATATGCGCATGGAACCCTGTTAATGTTCCGCCTACTGAAGTTGAGAGTCTATTACCACCCCTTACCATTTCACCATCTTGCATATATGTTAATCGGAAGTTACTCTTGGTGTCCTTATCCCTCTTTATATCTATGGTCGGAAACAACTCTCTAAACAATTGGCTTCTTACCATATCTCTACTAGCCTCAGCATGTTCAAGTGCAAGTTGCATGGAATAACTAGTTGCAATAAACCTCATCCATGGCCAGTTAATCCAACACCATACAGGAAACATAATACTTATAGTTATACTCTTAGTAGTACCGGGAGGGATATTTACTATTAGGTCGTTCTCTCTAGGCTTTCCTGCTCCTACTGTTCTTGCTATTTTCATTAGCTCTTGTGCAAGGTAATCTATATGCCAATTCCATGATAGTTCATCTGCAGATACTTCTGGCCAAAACTCTTTTATAAAATATGCAAAGTCTCTTCTGCATTTCTCTGCTATGAACTCATTAGCTTTTGGGAGTATTGCATTAGATATACGTTGTGCATTGGTTAATACCGGTGTACGTCTTAGTATAGCTTGCTTAGTACGGA